GCTAAAGCATTCAGCTTGTAATTAACTTCTGCTGGATTATCTAGATCGAGTATTGCTTTGGCTCGTTTAACCACCTCATTGAAATCAAGAACAGAGGTTCTGATTTCTTGAACCTGTTTCTCTTCTGCCGCTTTAACGATCTTGGCAATGTCTTCTGGAAATCGAGTCCTCTTGGGATCCTCCCTGTCTGCTAACCAGATGAGAGTACCTAACCCAACACCAGATCCCTTGAATGAATACCAAGGTTCAGTACAAGGATTGTGGTGATCATCTGAATCATTCCATTCATTAGCGTAATCAGGATCTTGAGCAGACCATCCTGACCAAAGAGCCAAACCTGTGGGGTTAGGGAGAGCAGAGTTGATTGCCATTCCTACTTGAACCCATTGTTCTCTGCTACCAGCTCCTTTGTGAGGGATAACAGTTAAGCAATCACCAATGATCTGGATAATTTCATCTTCTGTTCTATCTGTGAAATCAAGATCTTTTCTATTCTGGTTCGTTCTAGGAGGAGCTTTCATCTCTGCTGTAAGCCACGCAGGAGCCTCTGGAATCGAATCTAAGTTTCCATTCAGTAAATAATGACCTGCTGGAGTATTGGTTCTACTGTGGCCTGGATAAGCACCATTTATGACTCCTTGTCTGGAATTGTTCCAAAGGATTTCATATTCACCACCATATTCTTCTCTTAAACCATGACCTTTGACTTCTCCCCACAGGTTTTCAGGAATACGGAAGATGTATTTAGCCGCATTCTTTTTAGGGCTTGTTACTTTTGGAGCGTCTTCAAGAGTATTGCCCCAGACCTTTAGAAGTTTTTTGAGGTTTTTATCAACATCAAGGATGACAACTCCTTTGCCTCTGATACCAGTAAATAATCCAACTGCTTGAAGGTCAGGATTTTTCTTTAATGCAATTGCAACATCAGCAGGGCCAAACTCTCTGTCGTAACTTTCTTCAAGAGGGTTCTTTCCTGTAGCTGGTTTTCCTGACTGCATGAGAGCAGCCTTTTTGTAGATGGGAGCGTAAACAAGACCCTCTACAAGAGGCTTTGTCAGATGATCGTTATTCATGTATTATCCTAATAGGAATAGTTTTTCAATGCTCTTGACTTTAGTCCAAGTCAGGAGCGTTTTTTTATTTTAAGCACGGTTGCAATAAAGTCGTCAAGGGTATAGGATAATATTGTGTAAATCTTAATTTACGCATTAACTTCTAAATTAACTTTTTAGTTTAACAGCGATTTCTAACCATGAAATTTTCAACAGTTGCAGACAAAGAGTATCAAAAAACTCTTGATGAACCAGACAAGACCTCTTCTGGTGACAGGTATTTCAGACCTAATCAACTTGACAACAACCAAGAAGTTGAGTTTATTGTACTCGAAGAAGATCCTCTTGAATACTGGCAGGCTTTTGGGGAAAGCATTGCAGATGGATCAGCGAAACCATTCCGTTTCCCTGTTGGAGATCAACCTCCTACAGACGAAGAAATTCTTAAAGGGATGGGTGGATTATTCAGGCGTTCAAAATGTCAGTATGACAATCCAAAGCTAGGTCTTAAAAAGAATGAAACAGATAGTCCTGCTGTTCATTGTTACGTGTGGGTTATTTATAACCTAGAGAAAAATTGCATTCAAATATTTGAGGTTAGTCAACCCAGTATTTTTAAGCAAATCAAAAAGGAAACAGGTCTAAAAAAATATCGTAAGGGTATTGATTTAGATTCTGAATTTAGTTGTACTCTTCATAAATTAGTTGATGGTTTTACTAAGTACACCTTCAACATTATTGATAGAGAAGAGAACGAGGACAAGGACGAAGAGATCAAGAAAGAATGGGAAGCCTTAAAGAAAAGTGGTTTTGATTTAGACCAGCTAGTTCTTGGAGGAGATCCATTCAATCCTGAAGGCGATTCATAACTAACAAACGGGCTTATTAAGGAAACTTAATAGGCCCATTTTTTTTGTTCTTTTTTAAAATTATGGAATTTCATTCTTCTGTAACTGCGGCAAGTGTTCCTCCTGTAAAACGGCTTCATTCATTTTTGTTATCGGAAGCTGGTACAAAAAGCAGAAAAGTAAAATATTGGGGAGTAACAAAAGAAGAAGCCTTTCAGACAGCGAAACGCTCTCATCCAGGCAAAGCAGTTTTATGGATTAAAGAATTGGTTTGACTAGTTCTTAATCGTTGAGCTAGTAAGCGATTGAGTGGAATGGAACCGACTGGCGTTGATTAGAGTCGAATAGAGGAGAGCAGCATAGCTAAGACAAAAAATTAAAAGTACGATCTTTCTCGTGGATCGTGAGCGATAGTGATGAATCGAGAGGAGTGGCATCGAGCTGAGTTGCACGAAGTTGTCAAGAAGAGCAGAGCAAAGAGTTGCTAAGACAAAACTTTTAAGATGCACTCTTAATCGTTGAGTGCGAGCGATTGAATTGAAAAGAGGAGAAACAAGCCGAGACGAGACGAGTCGAGACGGAGGGAATTGCCCATCTTCACCACGAAGGGCTGATGGACATGAAACCAATTCTTAATCGTGGAATTGGTAAGCGATAGCGGTGCGATAAAGCGTAACGAGGCGAAAAAGAATCGATTCGAGGGGCTTCAAGTCGCAAAGACAAAAAAATTAAGATGCACTTTTATTCGTAAAGTGCGAACGATTGCGAGGCAATTGCGGAGAATCGCATGGAGCGGAGCCACGGAGAGCAACTGTGCTAAGACAAAAAATTAGGGGTTCAATTCTTAATCGTAGAATTGAGAAGCGATTGGATTGAGTCGAGGTGCGATGGAATGAGTTAAGACGAAGGGCTAGACGAGGAAATGCTCAGAGGAGAAACGAGTTGGTCTGAGTTGAAACGCATGGCAGGGCTGCGTTAAGCGTCAGGAGGAATAAGCTTTGATTTATTTATCAAAGATTTAGGTAATGCCTCACCTTTTCTTTGCATCTGGAGCGAGTGTTTTCTAGCTCCATCAGCAGCAGAAGCAATAAACGCATGATGAACTTGTTTAGTTTCCAACTGACGTTTTTCTGCTTCATTCAAATTGCTTGTATCAATGTCAGTTAATAATCTTCTGGCATTTTTACGTTGCTTTCTAATCCCTGCTGTTGCTTGTGAAGCTAAATAGTCAGGAGCTTCTTTATCGGTAAGAATCCGAAAAGTTTTTTCTTCTCCTGTTTTTTCCTGTTTAAGAACTAGAGGCTCATTGATCTCTGTTCTTAGTTTTTGAATTGCTTCTTTTACTCTCATGTAAGCAAATTCATCAAATTCATTATCAGGAAAATGATATTTATGAAATTCAATGATTTGTTCTTGAGTAATGGAAGAGCCTTTTTCAAGGTTCCTCCAATCAAGTGGGTGAATACTTGGTTCAGGCATCGAAACCTACCTCCTTTGGTTCAGTTGCAGTAAATCTTCCATGTCTGGGTCGCCAAGTACCTAAGCCTTCAGCTTTACCAGCCATCGTAATAATTTGTTTAAGTTGAGAAACGCTAAGAATTTCGTCATCAACAGTTAAACGATAAGTTGCTTTCCATTCAGGAATCATCAAGCGATTAACCCAAACACCTCTACAAGTAAAAGCAGCCTTATGAAATTTCGGAGTACGAGAGTTAAACATCTCGATAGCATCCTTTGGCCCATCGTATTCAATCTCTGGATCGTTAGATACGACAACAGAGCGAAGAACATCTTTCCCCAGCTTCCATTTAGTAGCTGCATTTCTTAAGCAGCGTTGAAAATTAGCTCCGGGGAGTGTAGGAGTAGAGAATCCTGTGAAATCTACAGTATTAGTGTTTTCATCTATTGAAACTTCTCCATGCTTTTTCCAATAGCCAGAGAATATCCAATCAAGAGTTCTTAAAGCACGATGGTCTTCATCATTTTTCTTTCTTTTGCTGTGGAAGAAAGCTTTTTGCTTAGAACCTTCACCTAGAGGATCAGAACTAGCAACATTAGAACAGAGAAGTTCAGAAGTGCCTTCTACTGTTACTTGAAAGCCTTTTAGGGCCATAATTGTTACCTTAACGGTTTGTAAGTACGTCCTTAACGGACATTTATACAATACCAGTGTAGTATATACATGTCAAGCAATCTTGAAAAAAAGGCCATTCATGTTAAATTAATTATGGGAAAGAGTATCTAATGAAACCAGTAGCAGAGGAACGCCAAGACCTACTGGCCTCTTTAAGAACAAGTTCATTGGAGCGTGATGATTCGCAAGCAATGCGGACATATAAAGATACAGAAGGGAATATTTACTATTCAGTTACTACGATATTGAGTAATACAGTTCCCGAAGCAAAGAGGAGATCACTAGAGAATTGGAAATCCCGACCTGGGAGTGCTGATGAACTAGAGCTTGCTTGTAATCGAGGAACAATTAGCCATGAGCATTGTGAGTATGTACTTAAAGTTGGATCAAAGATCAACAGGAACATCTGCAATGCTAGAGGTTGCTGGAAGTTTTACGAAGATGGCTTGGCTCGTGGCCCAAAAGCGATTACAAAAAAGTCCATTCAAACGGCAAAGGAGCGAGCAAGTAAAGTCCATTGGACAGCTAGAAAGTATGCGACAAATCTGGCCCATTGGATAGAGGAGAATGTAGCAGCCATTCATGCATCAGAATTTTCCATTCATAATGATGTTGGATATGCTGGTCAGTCTGATGCCTTAATTGACTATAAGAAGAGTGGAAATTTATGTATATTAGATTTTAAAACTAGTGGATCATTAAAGCCTAAACCAGATGCATGGTTAGATGATTATAGATTGCAGTTAAGTGCGTATGCTTGGGGATTGGAACGTATGACAGGGATAAAGGTAGGGAGTGGATTAATTGTTATTGCAAGAGAAAACGGCCTACAGGAAGTCCAATTAAACACATTGGAATTAGCTGGAGGCCGTCTATTATTTGAAGAAAGATTAGAACAGTTTAAGGAACAATTAAAAATGGCTGTTAATTGACTTAGGTGAATACTTAGCATCAAGAACTGTTCCATGTTCATCTCTTTTACCTACAGAGTCTTTATCAATGTAGTATTTAACTTTTGGATCGCAAAGAGTTAATCGTTTAGAGAATTTTCTAGGATCGGATCTAACAAACCAATCATATTTTTCTATATCTCTATTACATTTAGTACAAGTAAGGGAAGACCAGCTAAAATGATAAACTGTTGCTTGATTTCTACAGAAAGGACAAAATATATCTTTCCCGTATTTACCAGCTCTAGCACTCTTTTTAACTCTGGTTACATAGTAAGAAAATACGTGAACCAGTTCATCAGTTTCTTCATCAAAGAAGAAATTGCAATTAGTACGTTTAGTCATAATCTGTCATGCCATTTAGTACCGAAAGAAGCCATCATGTCTTGATCTGATGGTTCGTAATCATCACCATATTCTTCTTCCTCTTCTTCTTCTATTATTGAAGGTTCAAATTCCATAAGAATCCCCTCACCTTCATTGTGTTTTTTATAAACACCTTCAAATTCAATTTCTGTTGATATTTTTATTTTGTGATCAGTACAATAAAAAGCTATAGGATCATCATCAGAAACATTTTGTTGTTTCCAGATTTCTTTTAGATGACCTACTGTGATTGCTGGAACGTCAGTCATTTTGTATCTTCAAGTAAAGGGTAATAGTTTTGATACGATTAAAATTATTTCTAGAATTGAAATACTTTTCATCTTTGACAATTAGATCTGTACAGGGACAAAGATCTAACCATTTTTGAATAATTTTTTCATTCATAATTAGAAAAAAGTTGAGAAGAGTTGTAGGTGTAAATATCAATCCACTTATGTCTGCATTTATTACAGGTCATAGGTAGTTCGATTGAGAGTGCCTGTTCTTTGACCATTGGTTCGCCATAGGTCATATTGGGAGATTGGCACTTAAGGCAGTAGCTATTCATAGAGAAGTTTCCCATTCATCTCGCATTGTCTCAGCTTCTTGAATATTTGAATCAAAAGCTTTTAGGCATTCATCTAAAGTCATATCATTAGTAATATGGCTGCAAGTTTTAATAGAAGGCCAGATCTCCTGTATTTGTTTTTGGATCGCTGGATAACCCTCGATAATGCAAAAGAGTTTTGAAAGAGCAATGATGTCGTTGTAGTGACTTCTAATGTAAGGCTCTAGTTTGTGGTTCGTGATGTCGTCCATAAAATTTTCATTCATTACTTCTCTAATATAGTATTAGAATTAGATAGGTGTCAAGTATCAAAAAAAGCCATTCATAATTACGCTAAAAAAGCCATTCATTATTTAGTCGAAAAAAGCCATTCATAATTATTATTATTATCTTGCCGCTTCCTCTTTTTTTTTATTATATATATTTTTATATATAATAATATATATATAATATAGAATTAGAATAGGATGTAATAAATGATACAATAAAAATACAATCTATCTTCATTCTAGCATACTTAATAGAATAATACAATAGAATTATAAATATTTTAATAAATAGTAATATAAAAAATACTTGGCAAAAAACACCAAATACTTGGTTTAAATATAATTATTTTGACTTGAATCAATTATGTATGTATTTGATAGGGCTGATAATTTTTCTAGAACTTTTATTAGTTTCTCTAATGATCTTGCTCTACTTTCACTTTTTTCTGGATCTGTCTCTTTGGTATAGTCAATTAGGGTACTTTCTATAGATATTGATATTCTATTAATCATACTTGCATAATTTACATCTTGCTTTATTGGTTCCCCTTCTATTTTTTGGGCTTTAATCCTATATTGTCTGGCAGCTTCTCTACTTACTTGATATTTAGCTATCATTATTAACTCCGAAACTTGGGAGCTGCATCCTGTATGCAATAAGAATGCTAATTCTTGGATCCTTCTCTCGTGCTCTTCGTTATTAGATCGACCTGACATAGCTTGATAAATTTAATATAATATACTAATATATTAATGTATTATTTACCAATTATCAAGCTATGTCAATGATTAAGAATGAATTGATTAACTTACTAAATAACAATCAATCAATCGAAGGTATTAAACAGTTAAACATCCAAGAACTTGATTTAATCAGTGTTTTAATAGGTACTTGTTTAGGCTTAGAGCTTGCTAAACTAACACCTGACAATGAAAAAATAGCCCTATTGAATAAACTCAACGGGACTATAATTTTAATGAAAACAGAGTTAAAATCTATAGAGTCTTAATAGACTTTTTTAATATAATCTAAGAACTCATTAAACTCATTACCTAGTAAAATACTACAAAGATCCTCATTAGATAATTCTAATAATGATTCTTTGCAGTATTTTATTACTATCAAATAATCATTATTATCAATAGTTTTCTCAGTAGAATCTATTCTAAGATCATTTAATAATGATAAACATTCTGGATTAAGATAGAACACTATTCTATATTTCATTATATCTGCTCACTAATATTTTTAAGTTATCTCTATGATGTAATGTTATTAATTCAAGTACATCATCTAAATTAAAAACATAATCGTTATAAACATCATTATTCCAGTCTTTGGTTAATTTACCTTTATAACCTTGAATATAATAATAATACTTAGTTGGTCTGTTTTCAAAAGCGGTCTCTTTTGATTCTTGTGTATAAAAATTAGACATCTTTAAACCTCCTGTAATTGTTTTGTTTTTGATTTATAACCCTGAGAGTATCCTGTAAATAAACCTTCTTTTTTTCTTTGTTGGATCGCTTGCCTTGCTTTTGGTGTCTGGATATGTCCATGTACAAAATGGCAGAACGTACCTGTAAAATCGCTGTAGGCGTGCCAATCATTATGATCTATCGGTTGACCTTTTGACTCGTCAGGTAAATAAATAACCCTACACTTTTTTTTAAATAAACTTGAATATTCTTGGTCATGTATTCCACCTAGTGAACAAGTAACCCTTAGACCTTTACTAACCTTAAACCCGTCAAATAATGGGAGTGATTTAGTATATAAATAACTGATTAACCCATGTTCCTTATATAAATATTCCGCTGCGTTATTTATTCCGATTAGGTGGGATTGATTGATCACGTCCCCACTTTCGTGATACCTTATATATTCTGACCTTTTGGATCGTAACCCTGTAATACTATCTATAATTAATTGTTCTAATCTATTTTCTTTTATTGCTTTCATTATCAACCGATAATTAGACCATCTTGCATTATATACTGATTCATATTGCAGCTCACTTAGTGAGGCATAACAAAGAAATTCTGTTGAATTAAATGTTTTTATTTGGCGCTTATTCTCTTTGTTTTTTACACAAAGAGTTTTACAATCTTTTGCTCCTATTCCACAGGTGTGGCCCGCTGGAGTATTTCCAAAAATAATGATGTTTAGAGGCAGTTTTCCACTGCCTCTTTTTCCTGAAATTAATGATTTATTTTTCATCTTTTTTCTCTCCAGCATTCTTTAAATAGTTAACTGCCTCTACTGATTGACTTAATATCTCTTGCAATATAGTTTTTTTATTTTCTTTTAAAATCTCAATCCAATGCTCAATGTAAGCACTTGAATTTTGAAGCTTATCTATAGTTGATATTTTTTGCTCATGGCATAGAATCACGCTTCCAAATTCTACGATAATCTCATCTAAGGCGTACATCTTACGGTTGCTATTTGGTGCCAATAAAGAAGGCCTATTACAACGGTCTGATTTTCCTGTTGAATGTAAAGCCTCATGGTATAGCGTTCCGTAATATCCACAGGTAGAACTAAAAGCCTCTTTTGGTGGCATCTGGATATGGTCAGTAGTGGGAGAATAATAGGCAGAATTTCCACCATGAGCAAAAGATATTTTCTCAGTTGATAGATATTTATCTATCATCTTTTGGCTTTCCTTATGTTCAATTTTTTTGGATTCTGCTTGTGCATCTGGAGCGCTTGCAATTGTATATTTTTTGATAATACTTTCCTTTTTATCGCAATCTAGAAATTGATCGATATTAAATACACAAGTCGGTCTAAAACCTGAGCAGAATTGAACTGGTTTTCCATTTGAATCTAAAATATAATTTCCTGTTTTATCTTTTTTCTTTATGAAAATAGGCATCATAATACGACTCCCGCGCTCACCTTTGCGAATCTGTAACCCGTCACCCTTATCTTTTTTGGTCTTTTTTCCTGAGGCTTGAGAAACCCCAGACCATAGCGAGTGCTGATAGTTTCCTATGGCTTGTGCCATTAATAAATAAATGACATTTGAATTATTGTAAAAATTACCAGTGGAAAAATTGATAATATCCCCACTAGTGGAAGTTTTTTTCCAGTCTTTTTTGAACTGGTAACCCTTCTCAAAGAAAGATATTACCTGATCACATAACAACTCCTCACTAGAGATTTTAGTGTGAGTTTCTTTGTTGGTTCGGGTCTTTGTTGGCATTGGTTTAATTCTCCTTTTTAATAATGGCTAGTTTTAATTGTGTTTCTCCTTTGTATTCTTGAAGCTTTGAGAAGGTAACCTCATAACCTTTGGGAATATTGGAAAGCCAAGAATGTAGTTGAATGTTTTTAAAAGTCATCATTTCTTTTGAGCAAGATAATTGCAAGCCGCTTGCACTTGGTTCTGGCAATGTATTTGTGTGGATCGGTTTAATCCTGACTCGATAGCTTTATAAAACATAAAGCCACCGAACACATAGAGACATAGAACGATTAAGTAAGTACGCATTGGATCAATTAGTATGGATTTGGGAGACCGGTCTTTCTAATAATAAATTTTCTAAATACTTAAGTTCTTTTTTAATTGACTCCCTTCTATCCTTTTGCTCTTCGATCTCGTAAGACATAGACCACCTTGCAACACAGTTGATGGTATTTACAAATTGGATTTGTTGACTTGGGTTTAGATCTCCCCAACGAATAGGAATAGTTAATGTGTCTGGCATTTCGGAAAGTCGCTAGCTAGTAGCTAGGAGATAGTTTTTTATAGAGTTAAACCTCAGATGCTTGTGAATGACTTAATTAATTTTTTATTGATGGCAGAATGAAAGCCAAGAATAAAAAATTTTTAAATCATAAGAAGTACACAGGTTTATTAATCTTATATTAGCCTAATATTGTATAGATCACAAGCAAGATTAATAAAAATATTTAGTGCTGCAATTATAATTTTTTAAATATATTTTAAACGCTGCAATATTTTTTAATTGTTTATACTTAGCGGAGACTCGTCAACTTTTCAGAGTCATTATTAAAATATTACTCTAATAACTACAGCGAGTAGACGTAGTCGATTTGGCCTCAAAGGGGGGAGAGTAGTAGACGTATGCTGGCATACGCCAACAGCCCTGAACCTAAAATATTATCTGAAAACAAGTATTAATTTACATCAATAGAATACTATTCCTTATCTTCAATCTTTATCTTGAGTTCAGGTGCATTGATATTGATAGTTTCAACAGATTCGCCAACAACCTTGCCTAATGAGTCAAGAATCTGAGCAGCAGTTTGAAGTTGACCTTTTTTAACTGCCCGATTAAAGAGATTAATTCTTAAATGCTGGAGACGGGGGATGAGGTCTTCTTTATCAAACTCCCAATCTTTGTTACTCCATTCTGAAACTGCCTTCCAATCGCTCCAAGCCGTATTTTCAGAAACTTGTTCTTTATGAGCATGATCCAAAACGAGTTGCCTCACAGGTAAACCTTCTAATTGTCTTTTATAAAGTCGTTGAATCCTTTGCTGTCTTAGAATCGGACTTCTTTTGCCTGACTTCCCTAGTGTTTCTGGGTCGGGTACAACATAACCGTCATAATAAGAGGGGTCAAATCTAGCTGCCGAATCGCTCACAGTTAATCACGGAAAAACTATTGATAATAAGATAATACCTTTAAATGAGAAAAACAGTTAGTCGTAGAGGGGGTATAGTGCAAAAAAAGGTATTAGTATTAGGGTATGGCTGTTAAAAACAAGCAAGAATTAGGGCTTCGATGGGCGCAGGGTCAAGTTTTCAATAGTAAGAAAAGGTTTAGGGTATTAGTAGCTGGAAGAAGATTTGGGAAATCATATTTAAGTTGTATTGAATTATTAAAGGCAGCGATTGAGAGGCCAGGGGAAACATATTTTTATTGTGCGCCAACATATAGGATGGCAAAAGATATAGCATGGAAGGTCTTAAAACGCTTAGTACCACAGGTATGGATCAAGTCTAAAAACGAGTCAGATTTAAAGATCGAATTAATAAATGACTCAGTAATTGAATTAAAAGGGACAGAAAATGCGATGGCCTTGAGGGGTCGAAGTTTAGCGGGGGTAGTTTTAGACGAAGCCGCTTTTATGGATGCGGAGGTATGGTTTGAAGTAATAAGACCAGCTTTAGCTGATAAACAAGGATGGGCATTATTTATTTCAACACCAGATGGAACAGCGAGTTGGTTTTATGACTTGTGGTGTTATTGCCAAGAAGATCCTACGAATGACTGGAAAAGATGGTGTTTTACAACAATTGAGGGGGGCAACGTACCAAAACATGAAATCGAAGCAGCGAGGGCGGGTTTAGATAAAAGAACATTTAGGCAGGAATTTGAAGCCAGCTTCGAGAATTTAAGTGGATTAGTGGCTATTAGTTTTGGAGATGACAATATTTCTGTAGATGCGAAGGATATAACAGTTTCGCCAATACTTTTAGGAGTTGATTTTAACGTAGATCCAATGTCAGGGATATGTGCTGTTAAAGATGGGGAAAACTTGTATGTGTTTGACGAAATCATGCTCACAGGTGGGGCAACCACATGGGACTTTGCAGAAGAAGTCGTACGCAGATATGGGGTGGATAGACGAGTAATAGCATGTCCTGACCCAACAGGAGGAGCGAGGAAAACTAGTGGAGTTGGTGCAACTGATCATAGTATTTTAAGGAGGAGTGGATTTAATGTTTCAAGTCCACGTGCGCCGTGGAAGATAAGGGATAAAATTACTGCTGTTAATACGGCTTTATTAGATGCGAGTGGTAGTAGGAGGACGTATATTCACCCAAGATGTAAACAGTTGATTAAGTCTTTAAGGACGTTGACTTATGCACCGAATACGGGTCTACCTAATAAAAACCTTGGTGTTGATCATGCTTTTGATGCTTTCGGGTATTTATGTTTACAACAGTTTAATTTGGCAAAACCTGAGACTTTAGGGCAGACTGGGTATAGGATTTACTAAAACAATGGAATTAACGCCAGAACAGTTAGATGCAGTGGAAGCTGTGAAGGGAAAAAGAAATCCTGCATTATGGGATCCCAGATGCGCTCAGTATATGGCAAACAAATCAAAACCTTCTACAAAAAATACTGTAAAAGTAGACAGTACCAGTTAGACTATTGAAGATAGTCTTTTATTATTCTAGATCATGGCTTTCTATCGTGGCGAAGAAGGCTCCGTAAAGTTCAAGAACAGTGCAGGTACAACTGCTGCTATTGCTTCTACAACAGGCTGGAGTCTTAGTGTGTCTAAAGATGTTTTAGATTGCACTGCTCATGGTGCAGGTTCTCGTAGTTATGTCGGATCTTTGATCTCTGGTTCTGGTTCTGTTGAGCTTTTATACACGGCAGAAGGCAGTGGAGCTTCTGATGAGTTTATTAAAGAAGCTTTAGTAACTGAAGATGCTGCTGACGCTCAATTTGAGTTATACCTTGGTGATGGCACTAAGAAATTTACTTTTGCTGGTGTTGTGACTAGTGCTGATTTCGGTGCTTCTACAGGTGATTTACAAAGCGTTAGTGTAAGTTTCCAAACAAGTGGAACTATTACTCCTACTGTTTAGGTTTAACGCAAAATAAAGGAAGAGGTTAACCGTGACGTATGCCGTTCCTGGCCCAATTCGTACCAACATAACTAGTTCTACCAGTGTAGGTGGTTCTGATAGTCCATTTACTCGCACCCGTGCAGTGATGGATATGGTAAAGGGGTGGGAAATTATGAAGGCCGTTACTAATGGAACTGAATATTTAAGAGATAATTCAGAAGCTTTTCTTCCCCTTGAGCCACGAGAGGATTACACAGCTTATTTATCTAGAGTAAATCGAGCAGTATTCTCACCATATACGCAGCGATTAATTAGAGCAGCAACAGGTTTAATAATGAGGAAGCCTATTACTTTAATAGGCGATCCATATTGGACTGATGTTTTTGCTAAGGATGTTGATGGATGTGGATCGGATTTAGATGAATATGCAAGAAGGGTACTTATTTGTTCTTTGACCTATGGTCAGAGTCATGTTTTGGTTGATTATCCTGCACCAACAGGGGCATTAAGTCTGGCAGAAGAAAGAGCGCAGAACAGAAGGCCATATTGGATAGAAATTGATCCAACGAACATTTATGGTTGGAGATTAGACCGAGAAGTTAATTATGGGAGCCTGATACAGGTAAGAATTGCTGAAAAAGCTGTTGTACCGTCAGGAGAATTTGGTGAACAGGTATTTGATCAAGTTAGGGTGATAGAACCAGGCAAATTTAGTATTTATCGGAAGGTTTCACCTAAAAAAGACCTAATTAACTTGGAAGATAGTAGTTATGCAGGTAATTTTGATGGTCCAGAAAATGAAAAAGACTATGAATTAGTGGATTCTGGTGTGTTTTCGCTAGGTGAAGTGCCTTTAGTTAGTGTTTATTCAGGTAAAACTGATACTTTGACGAGTAAACCACCATTATTAGATATTGCGTACTTAAATTTGGCACATTTTCAGCGTCAAGCTGACTTAATTCATAGTTTGCATGTAGCTTCTCAACCAATGTTGGTCTTAGAAGGTTGGGATGATCAGACGAAGGACATGAGTATTAGTGTTAACTATGCAATGGCGACTCAACCTGGGAATAAGGTGTATTATGTCGAGCCAGCAAGTAGTGCATTTGAAGCTCAGACCAATGAGATACAAGAATTGCAGCTTCAGATGGCAACTTTAGGAATTAGTACTTTATCTCAACAGAAATTTGTAGCAGAATCAGCAGATGCAAGGCGTTTAGATCGTGTTGACACAAATTCAATGCTTTCGATGGTCTCTCTTGAGTTAGAGCAAAAGTTACAAAAAGTGTTTAACTTATCGGCTAATTATTTAGGAATTGAGCCACCTGAAGTCAAAATTAGTCGTGATTTTGATATTGAAAGGTTAATTGGACAAGATATAACAGCTTTGACCTCATTATTTGATCAAAAAGTCATAGATAGAGAAGAATTTAGAGATATTTTGGTACAAGGTGAAGTTCTCCCTACTGCAACCGAGACTGAAGTTAATTAATACATTAGAATAATACTGAAGAGCATTTATTTACTATGCCAATTGAAAAAATGAGGTTTGAGGAAATTAATCCTCCTGCTTGCCCACCAAAGCCACCAAAGAAGAAAGCTGTCGTTAAAGAAGAGACAGTTGAGACACCTACAACACCTGTAACTGAGTAATTATGATTGAAGAAAAAGTTATTCAGCAGGAGTCCGTGACTTCTGAAGAACAGCCCGTGGCTACTTCTGAAACTTTAAAAGCACCTGCTGCACCTGAAACTCCTACTGTTCCTTTAGCTGAATTTGAAGCTTTAAAGCAACAATTAGCCGAAAAAGAGAAAGCGTTCCAAAACGCTAAGAGTAAAATAGGGGAGTATTACGATGACCGTAAAAAAGCTTTAGAAGATCAGGGTATGTATAAGCCTCTTTGGGAGGATGCAAATCAGACAGCCCAGGAAAAAGATAAAAGGATAAATGAATTAGAAAATGAGTTAAAGACAGCAAAAGAGCAAAAGCAAATGGAGGCAACACGCACTACTGCGATGTCTGCTTTAAGTAATGCTGGAGCGATTAATGCAGGTCAGACGTTATCACTTTTGCAAGATAAATTGCATAAAAGTAGTGATGGTAGAACTGTTATTTTAAGTGGTGGAGTTGAGCAGGACTTAGGTACTTACGTTAATAACTTGAAGAACCCTGGAAG